AGGTAATCCATTGGGCTAGCTCCTACGGTCACGGGGTTATGATGAAGAAGACGTAAAGGAAGGCATAGGCCACGGCCAGCAGCGCAAGCGCGCCGATAGCGTCAAGGGCTAAGCTGAGATAGTGGCGCGGCATGTGTCAGCCCTCCACCACTTCGGGTTCGGGTGCATAATGCGCGGCGAGTGCATCCCAATCTATGACGCGCATATCCATCATGTCAGCGACAAAGGACGACGCCGGCACAATTTCGTCGACGTAGTTTTCGACCGTTTCGCGGATATAGTCAGCCGTGATTTCTACGCCGTCGTCAGCGTCCATAGCGAAGTTATCGCCGAACCAGATGTTAACGAGCCAAGTTTCGCGGTTCTTCCAGCCGTTGCATTCCATTGTCGTTCCCTTTCGTTTAGTGTGTTGAATTGTGGAGAGTGTACAGGCGGCTTGTGCCGCCTGTCAAGAGTTATGTGTCACGCGATGGAGCGGGCGACGTTCCAGGGTGTTGTTTCGCCATGCTGGCGCATTGGCATGATGACTGCGAAGCAATCTTCCCGGCCTGCAAACGTCACGCCATGCGGGGACCCGCTGTCCCAGCCGTGGATTTGAAACGCGGTGCCAGTCTTTGAGCCAAGCGCGCGCGACATTTGGCCAATGTCATAAACATAATCAGGATTGAAAAACCCTTGCTTACCGTCGCCGTTTGCGAAGCCTTCAGCGGCCGGGATCACGCGGCGCCAATCGGGGAACGTGCCATCAACCGGCGTGAACGTGACGCCGCCCAGTGTATTGCCGTTCAGCTCGAGCGTTTCCGCTTTCTTGCCTGCGAGCTTGAGCGCGGCCTTGACCGTATCGAGTGGGATGATGACGTCCTGCGATACCGCTTCAGCCAGCTTGGCGACAAACATGCGGTGCCCGTCTGTTGTCACCATGTGGCCGGACGTGCTGAGGTGCACGCCGCGCAGATAGTAGCGGCTTTCCTCGTTGCTGGCACAATAGAGCGCGGCCTTGAGTAGATCGGTAGGGATTTGCATAGTGTCGTTTCCTTTCTTGCTGTGTTGAACTAGGGTCTAGTGAGCGGCCGCGCGCGGCGGCCGCCTGCTAGGCTCTAGGCGTCGATGAGGCCGTGCAGCGCTTGCGCCAGGGTGGGTTCAATCCGGATCACGTCGGGCTTGCCAGTGTCGGGGCAAATCACTTCGGCATCCCACACGAACCATTGCACGGCATCGAAGCGCGTGTGGACTGGCGCGACGGCATATCGGCTGCAATCGCCGAATAGATGCTTAGGCGCCGCAAGCTGGCCCTTGCGCGTCGCGTCGTTTGCGTAGGTCTGTTTGAACTTGATTGGCTTGTCCATGTGTCGTGCTCCCTTGTTGATATGTGGATAGTCTCATGGGGCGCTTGCTATGTCAACAACTATTTTTTGTTGACATGCGTTTTTTTGTCCTGTAGATTTGTACATATCAACAGGAGAGCGACAATGCGCGAAGTTATCGTTTACGGACTGAGGCAAGGCGAAACGGAACGCTACGCGGAAGAATTGCTTGCCGCGTTCCCGAACAACCATCTTGCCGCACGGAATGTTGAGGCCGTCAAGGCCGCCGCGTCGCGTGACGGGTTCCATTCGTTCCGCGTGGCAAACTGGAATGGTGACGCGCCAAACTTTGGCAACGCCGTTTTGGGGTAGTCGTGGGGTATGCGTGGGGTACCGCGTGGGGCAATGGAGAGTGGCGCTAAAAGCTATATTCTATCGGCTTATGGGTAATTTGGGTATTATATTTCTGTAGGTCTTAAAGATAACTGATATAACAGTTGTTCTATAATTGTTCTGTAGAGCGCTATTAAATGAGATTTGCCAATCTAACGATTGGGGCACCCCACGACTACCCCAAACCCGCCCCCGGCGCCGACAGCACCCTTGTTTCTATCGCGTTTGCGTGATATATTGCGTTTGCGTTAACTTGGAGAAACCTATGGCCGAATATCAGGATTGCATCGACATACCGAACGCTTTGCTTCCGTGGTTGCAGAATGAGGTGGTGCGGATGCAGATGTGGGGCGAGATCACACGCAACCAGGCGCGCACGTTACTTGCCGAACTAACGCCCCTGTTACCCTGCCATATCAAGGTCGGTATCCGCTCGCCCAAGTCCATCATCTATGTGCAAGCTGGCGAGCGCCGCTTTCGTATCGGCCAGCGCGCCCAAGTCATCAATCGAGATTGGCGGATCGGCAAGCCCCGTGCTCGCCACACGGAAGGGCGTGAATGGTTCTAGCCATATGGCCACGCGCACCATTCCCGCCATGCCTGCCTGCTAGGAATATGTTCCGGTAACAAGAACGGTTACAGTTTACTGCTGTTGCGTTGCTGCGTTGCAAAAAATGCTGCGGGCGCGAAGGGAGGGGGGGGACAGGGCCGAGCGCCGCTGCTGTTGCTGTGGCCAAGGGCCACAAGAAAAAAAATTTTTTCGCACAGCATCAACCAACAATCTTTGACGCTTGCCGCCCAAACGCACCCATGCTACATTTCACGCTATGTTCCAGTCTCTCCCCTACGAACCGCGTCCGCTGACCGCCACAGAGGCGCGGCTGGAGGCCATCTACAACGCGGCGCGGATGGGCCTCAAAGGCGACACGCTGGCCCTTGCTGCCGGGATGACGCCGACCGAATACCGCAAGCTCTGCCAGATGGACCCCATCGCGGAGTATGCCGAGCAGAAGGGCCGGGCGGATGGCGAGCGCGAGATGGCGACGACGCTCTACGCTGCGGCGCGAGACGGCGATGCCAAGGCGGCACTTGAGGTTCTGCGCTACAGCCACGGCTGGGTGGCCAAGCAGGCCGTCGAGGTGACGGTCGAGCAGAAGATTTCGATCACGGCGGCCTTGGAGGAAGCCAAGCGCCGTGTTATTGACCTGACTGCAACCGAACAGGTGATTCATGATCGCGTATCCCTCCCGTCAGATGCTTGAAAACATACCGCTGCCGCTTGAGCAGTTCGGGCTGCGGGACCGCAAGCGCAAGCCGCCGGTCGCTGACTACTCGGGCTGGACGCTGCGGCCCGAGATCGCCGCCGACCTGGGGCCGCAGGCACCCAAGGTCGAGGGCATGATGCGCGCGATTGGTCCGGCGTTCGGATACGCTCCGCTGTTCAAGGCCGTAATGATGCCCCCGCCACCGCCGGCGGCCGAGCTGCCGCCCATGCTGAACCGCATGTTGGCACAGGTGCCCAAGGACAGGCAGGGCGGGATGCGCAACATGCTGATGATGATGGCGCCCGCGATGCCGATCTTCGGGGGACGGCGGCGAGGCTGATGCAGACGCCCGTCTATTCCGCTGAAGACGAGCAGACGCTCATGGCGACCTTGTGGTCGCCCAGCCTCAAGGATGACCCGCTCAAGTTTGTTCTCTACCTGTTCCCTTGGGGGCAAGCGGGCACGCCGTTGGAGCACTTCTCTGGACCGCGCAAGTGGCAGCGCGAGGTGCTGACGGACCTGCGCGACCACATCAAGCAGAACAACGGCAAGATCGACTTCGACGTGTTCAGGATGGCGGTCAGTTCGGGCCGCGGTATCGGTAAGTCGGCGCTGGTCAGTTGGCTGGTGCTGTGGATGCTGACGACGCGGATCGGCAGCACCACCATCGTGTCGGCCAACTCCGAGACGCAGCTTCGGTCTATCACCTGGGCCGAGATCACCAAGTGGTTGGCCTTGAGCCTGAACAGCCACTGGTTCGAGGTCTCGGCCACCCGCGTCATGCCCGCCAAGTGGATCGCGGAACTGGTCGAGCGCGACCTCAAGAAGGGTACGCGCTACTGGGGCGTCGAGGGGCGGCTGTGGTCGGAGGAAAACCCGGACGCCTACGCGGGTGTCCACAACTTCGACGGCGTCATGCTGATCTTCGATGAAGCTAGCGGTATCTCCGACAGCATCTGGCAGGTCGCCGCGGGCTTCTTCACCGAGAACACGCCGCACCGTTTCTGGATGGCGTTCTCCAACCCCCGCCGCAATCAGGGCTACTTCTACGAGGCGTTCCACGCCAAGCGGGACTTCTGGCGCAACAAGACCGTCGATGCCCGGTCGGTCGAAGGTACGGACAAGGCAGTCTATGAGCAAATCATCCACGAGTACGGGCCTGACAGCGTTCAGGCTCACGTCGAAGTCTACGGTGAGTTTCCCAGTGCTGGAGATGACCAGTTCATCCCCGTTCATCTCGTCGATGACGCCATGGACCGCCCCCGCTACAAGGACAACTCAGCCCCCATCGTACTGGGCGTCGATCCAGCGCGTTTCGGTGCCGACGCGACGGTCATCGCGGTAAGGCAGGGGCGCGACCTGGTTGCCATCAAGCGGTACAGGGGCGACGACACCATGGAGGTGGTCGGACGCGTCATTGAGGCCATCGAGGAGTACAAGCCTGCACTCGTCGTCATCGACGAGGGCGGGCTAGGGGCGGGCGTCGTGGACCGCCTCAAGGAGCAGCGGTACAAGGTCAGGGGAGTGAACTTTGGCTCGAGGTCATCGAAGCCGGTCATGTATGGCAACAAGCGCGCCGAGATGTGGGGGTCTATGCGGGAATGGCTGAAAAGCGCGTCGATCAGCCCGGACCGGACGTTGAAGAGCGACCTGATCTCGCCCATGATGAAGCCGGACAGCAAGGGGACAATCTTTCTCGAAGGCAAGAAAGAGATGAAAGCCCGTGGGCTCGCAAGCCCAGACGCCGCGGACGCGATAGCCGTTACGTTCGCGTTCCCTGTCGGCTCACGAACCGAGCGCGTTGACAAGTCGCCGCGCAGGGCCTATGGTCAGTCCAGTGTTGCAACCTCTTGGCTAGGGTCATAATGGCGCGCAAAGGCGTATCGCTGTCAGTGGGACGGGGCGAAAAGCTACCCGTCTCCAAAGGCGCTGGCCTGACAGCCAAGGGCCGGGCCAAGTACAACGCCGCCACGGGCAGCAAGCTGAAGCCCCCGCAGCCCGAGGGCGGCGCGCGCAAGAGGTCATTTTGCGCCCGTATGGGCGGCGTAGTCGCCAAATCGAAGAACGCAGAACGGGCGAAAGCCTCCATGCGGCGGTGGAAGTGCTAAAAATGGCGTCAAAACCCGGACTTTACAGCAATATTCACGCTAAACGCGCCCGGATCGCCGCCGGATCAGGCGAAAAGATGCGCAAACCAGGCACGAAGGGCGCACCGACCGCCGCTGCCTTCCGTAAGTCGGTCAAAACACGGAAAAAGTGACCGTTTATGGTGCATAAATTCGCAAATAAAGGTACTTTACCCGCTAATTTGAGGCTTAATCAGCTTCGTTATGACGCGAAGAAAAAGTACGGCCTTAGCCTAAAGGAAGCGCAGTATTTGCGCACTTTACCTTGTGAAATTTGCGGTGAAAAAGCCAATAAAATGTGTATAGATCACAAAATCCCACGCACTTATCGCGGCGTTTTATGCCAGCAATGTAACACGCGATTGGGCTGGTTTGAACGTAACCGCGAGATTATTCTTGAATATGCAGAGAGAGGGCCGCAAAATGCCGTTAGTGAAGAGCGCGAGTAAGTCGGCGTTCCGCAAAAACCTAAAGGCTGAACTTGCAGCAGGAAAACCAAAGCCGCAGAGTTTGGCCATTGCTTACTCGGTCCAGCGCGCGGCCAAGGGCAAGCCGAAGGCTGGCGGGGATATGAAGTACACGCAGCCGATGCCTGCGCCCAAGCCGAAGACCGGCGGCATGAAGAGAACCATGCCCATGCCCGCACCCAAGCCGAAAATGGGCCGTGCCAACATGATGGCGCGCACAATGATGAAGAAAGGGGTCTAAAATGGCCGAACAGAGCGTTACACGCAGCGGTAAGAGCAGCAGCCAACGCAGGAGCGAGGCCCAGCGGGTCAGCCGCACCGGCAAGGGCGACCTTCAGGTCAGCAATGTGCCGAAAACGACCCTGGCCAACCCAATCGGCCGTCGTTATGCCGCGCCAATCGGCCCATCCAACAAAGGAACTGTTCCTGGTGGCTACGGAATTGTCGGCCTTAATGACGTGCGGATGCTTCCGACTGCTAAAGCACCCAAGGCATCGCCTACCGTTCGCCCCGCGGCGCAGGTCATCACCAACGTCGTTCGTGAGCGCACGACACCGACCGCTACTGCAAAGTCTTCAGCGCCCGCTCGCATGGACGTCAATCGTGTAACGGGTAATACGACGGGCTTTACGTCCGGTACAACGACAGGAACGACCATGACCAAGTCTGGGACCGCGTACAAGACTTCCGAGAGCGCCTACGAGCGCCAGCAGCGCATGGCGCGGGAAAAGATGGGTGTGGCCGGTCCCAGCAGCGGCGGTATGCGCAGCACAGGCGGCGGATCGTCGTCAAATAGGTCAACAGGCGGAAGCACGGCCGGGCGAGGCGGCACTGGCCCTGCTGGCATGGGTTATTCTGGCAGAGGTACGGGCAGCAAGCGATAATGGCTGACGACACCGGCATGAAGGGCGCAGAGCGCGTCGCCAACGGCGGGTCGGACAAATCCGATCTGCTTGCTACCATGCGCTCGCGCTTCACCATGGCCATCTCGGCCTACGGCGAGAGCCGCGAGGACGAGTTGGACGATCTGCGCTTCATGGCTGGCTCGCCGGACAACCAGTGGCAGTGGCCGGCCGACGTGCTGGCGACCCGCGGATCAGTGCAGGGCCAGACCATCAACGCTAGGCCCTGCCTGACCATCAACAAGCTGCCGCAGCACGTCCGGCAGGTGACCAACCAGCAGCGGCAGAACCGGCCGTCTGGCAAGGTGATCCCGGCCGACGACAACGCTGACGTGGCCGTGGCCGAGGTGTTCGACGGCATCATCCGGCACATTGAGTACATGTCCGACGCCGACGTGGCCTACGATACCGCCTGCGACAACCAGGTGACCTACGGCGAGGGCTACATCCGCATCCTGACCGAGTACGCCCGCGAGGACAGCTTTGATCAGGACTTGCGCATCGGGCGCATCCGCAACGCCTTCAGCGTCTATATGGACCCGACGATCCAGGACCCCTGCGGGTCCGACGCCCAGTGGTGCTTCATCACCGAGGACATCGTCAAGGCCGACTACGAGCGCATGTTCCCCGACGCGGCGCCCATTTCGTCCATCCTGACCCGTGGCATTGGTGACCAGTCGCTCTCCATGTGGCTGTCGGAGAATACCATCCGCATCGCGGAGTACTTCTACATCGACCACAAGAAGGACACGCTGCACCTCTATCCGGGCAACGTGACCGCCTTCAAGAACACGCCGCAGGATCAGAACCTTGCGGCCATGTTCGGCAAGCCGCTGCGCACCCGCATCGTGGACCGCCGCCG